AGATGGATATGTTTATCATCCAAGAGTAAAAACAAGTGGCGGAACTGCATATTTTGCAGATATTAGACTTATCATCAAGCAATCCAATTTCACAAAGACGATAAGCTTCCAATCCTTTTGCGCAGGGCCATCGAATGCCACCCAGACTACTCCGGCAAGAATTTCTTCAAGCTGTTCAGTTCCTGCAAAAAGTTGGCTTGTTCCGTCAAGTAATGATTTTATTGGTATCGGCGGGACGTTAAAAGTTTCTGCTGACGGATATACTGCTTATTTGAGTTTGGATGATTCGTATGGTTCCGCGGAAGAAATAATAAGCACAACGTCGACGCAAAAAGTATACGTCGAATCCAGCTCAAGCCAAGCAGATATTCTTCCTGGAGTCAGATATTATACATATGCTTATTCCAGCGATTCCAATGCGACGGCTACAGTTGTTAGATCTTTGCTTGTTTACAGAACCAATTTCCCGAAAATTGTTTCTGATGCTGGAGAAATTTCCAGTGCGGAAAATTTTGGTTCCGTTTCTATCGAGGTGTTTGGCGGGGCATTACAGATTCAACCGACATCTATTTCGACTTCGGAGTCGATGTCGACTCCGACTATCAACGTCGGATTGACTTCAATTCAACCGGCTTCGATTTCGTCCTCGGAATCGGTATCGAGTCCGTTTATCAACGTCGGTTCGACTTCGATCCAGCCATCATCAATCTCGACTTCGGAGTCCGTATCGAATCCGGTTGTCAATGTCGGATTGATTTTGATTCAACCGGCTTCAATTCTAACTTCGGAGACCATATCGACTCCGATTATCAATGTCCGATCAGTGTTGATTCAATCAGCTTCGATTCCGACTTCGGAATCGGTATCGAGTCCGTTTATCAACGTCGGTTCGACTTCGATTCAACCGGCTTCGATTTCGACTTCGGAGTCGGTATCGAATCCGATTGTCAGTGTCGGCTCGACTTCGATTCAACCGGCTTCGATTCAAACCTCTGAGCTGTTCGGAAGCTTGATTGTTAGCAGCGGAGAGATATTTGTTCAAAATGCCGGAGGCATTTCTTCTTTAGAATTCATCTCCGCGCCGACTATCAATGTTGGATTGATTTCGATTCAACCGTCTTCGATTCCGACGGCAGAATCGATGTCAAGTCCGACTATCAACGTCGGCTCGGTATTGGTTCAACCGATTTCAATTCTGACTTTGGAATCGGTATCGAATCCGATTGTCAACATTGGCTCAATATCGATTCAACCGATTTCAATTCTGACTTCGGAATCGATATCGAATCCGACCGTCAACGTCGGCTCGGTATCGGTTCAACCGACTTCGATTCAATCGCTTGAAGAAGTTGGAGATTCCTCTGTATTTTCTGCTTTATCAATTATTGCTTCCGGCATTTCTTCTGCAGAGTCAGTTGCCAATCCGTTATTGCAAACTGGAATTGTTTCAGTTTATCCTTCTTCAATCAACTCCTCTGAATTTGTTTCTTATCCAATTGTAAGTGCTGGGCTTGTTTCGATAAAAAATGTTGGGGAAATTGAATCTCAAGAGCAGTTCGGCTCTGCTGATATTAGCATTGGCTCAGTCATTATATCTGTCCCATCGGTTGGACCTGGAGAGAATTTCGGAGTTCCGGCTTTCGGATTTGGCTCTGTTTTCGTCAATCCGATTGCGATTGAGTCAGAAGAAAATGTATCGCTCAATGCTTCCGTTGCTGTTGGGGCATCTGCTATTCACGATGTTGGAGGAATTGAGACTTCTGAAATTTTTGGAAGTCCAGAAGTTTCTGTTGGCTCATATACGATATTTGCGGAAGGAATAAAATCTGCTGAGATTGTGCCTGCAAATGCACTTATCGGTCGCTCATTACTTTTCCAAAAACAGCCATGCTACGTTGATATGACGGAGAAGATTAGTCAAATTATGATAGCGAATCCGGCATTGGAGCTTTATCCTTCCATTTCCGAAAAATATAGAGTAAGATTATCCTTGGATCCAAACGCTGTATAGGAATTTTGAAATGTCAATCAACAACGGCAACGGGAAAAGAAAACCAAAGCTGAAAAAGAGCACTTCCAAAACTTTGCTTTTGCTAAGAGCAAAGGAGAGAAGCAAGTTTTTGAAAAATCCATCGGACCAAGAAATCCTTGCAAAAGTCGAAGCGTTGAGTCCGTATTTGAGCGTTCAACAGATTGCGGATTATTTTGGAATCAGAACCGATACATTTTACAGGGCCATGCATAAACATAAAGAACTTGAGCGATCTTTGAGAAGAGGAAAAGCGAGATTGATTGCGGAAATAGCAGATTCTTTGATTGCCAAGGCAAGAGCTGGGAACATTGCTTCCATGTGCTTTTTCCTAAAGACTCAAGCAGGATGGAGAGAAACAACCAGAGTTGAGCACGCTGGAGATGGTGAGAATCCGATATTGTTGAGAGCCGGAATTGATATGCGTCAATTCAAGTTGGATCTTTCTGCTTTTTCAATTGAAGAATTGAAAGCTTTGGAAAAATTGGGAATTGAATTGATCGAGAAAAAGAAAGACAAAGGCAACGGTGTAACAAATTTGCTGTATCCAGGAAATCAGAACATCGATGTCACGATTGAGCATCAATAAATATCTTGCTTACAAGCGCAGAAAGAAATTTCTTTCGAAGCAAGAAGCTGTCTCTATCATTTTGTCCGCCGGAGCTTTCGATTTAATTCGAGCGGAGCTTTGTAGAAGAAGTTTGCCGTATATGATTAAAACTTTTTGGGATGTTATTACTTCAGATAAGCTAGTTTGGAATTGGCACATTGATTATATTTCGGACGAATTGATGGAATTGGCAAGAAGAGTGGGAAATTTTGAACCTAAAAAACATGACTTGATTATCAATGTTCCACCAGGAACAACTAAATCAATTATGTGCTCAGTGATGTTTCCTGTTTGGTGCTGGGTCAACTGGCATTGGATGAAATTTATTGCAGTTAGCTATTCTGGCGCCTTGAGCTTGGAACATGCGGAACTATGCAGAGATTTGGTAAGAAGTGAAAAGTTTAAGAGCTTGTTTCCCGATTTTGACATTAGACAAGACAAAGATACGAAAAGCAACTTTAGAATTCAGAGAAAGATATTAGATCCAAAAACAGGAAAAGAAATTATCTCAGACGGAGGAAGTAGATATTCCACCTCTGTAGGTGGAACATTGACCGGTTATCATGGTCACATCCTTATCGTTGACGATCCTCTTGATCCTAATAGGGCCGCTTCTGAAGTTGAGCTAAGAAATGCAAATCGTTGGATCGATCAGACGTTGAGCACGAGAAAAGTTGACAAGGATGTGTCTCCGGTCATCTTGATAATGCAAAGGTTGCATGAGAATGATTGCTCCGGCCATTTGTTGAGCAAAAGAAGTTCTTTCGGTGATTTGAAGCATATTTGCCTTCCTGGCGAAATCAGAAATTTCAGAGAGCAGTTGTCTCCAAAGGAAGTTGAGAAGTATTATGTTGATGATTTGTTCGATGCGAATCGAATGCCTTGGAAAGTTTTGAAAAGTTTGGAAACTGACTTGGGCCAGTATGGATACTCCGGACAAATCGGGCAAAAGCCGGTTCCACCAGGAGGTGGGATGTTCAGGGTTGAAATGTTTAAGATTGTGGATTCGGTATCTTCCATTGTTGGATGCGGCAGAATTATTCATACAGTGCGATATTGGGACAAAGCGGGATCAAGTGATAGTGGAGCCTATACGGTCGGGGTGAAGATGAGTAAAACTAGTGGCGGAATTTTTATTATTCACGATGTTTGCAGAGGCCAATGGGCATCAAATGAAAGGGAGGCAATCATAAAAGCGAAAGCGGAACAAGACGGAAAGGACGTTCACGTTTGGGTGGAGCAGGAGCCTGGGTCCGGAGGAAAGGATTCTGCTAATTACACAATTCGAAATTTGGCTGGATTTATCGTTAAAGCTGACCGTCCGACTGGAGACAAAGTCCGTAGAGCGGATCCATATAGTGTCCAAGTTAATTCTGGCAATGTTTATTTGATTCGTGGAGATTGGAACAGTGCTTTCATTTCCGAGCATGAGAATTTTCCATACAGCAAATACAAAGATCAAGTTGATGCATCTGCCGGAGCATTTAACCATTTGCTTGCCAAGAGAGTGGCCGGTCCGATTGTATGACAATTGCAATTATTGGAGGTTTAAGCAATGGCAAACAAATCTGATCGACATAGTGCAACAATGTTGTTAATGAGTGCTCTTATGAGCAGGTTTGATTTGGCGCAGAAATTCGGTTTGCAATATGGAGGCAGCAGGGATGTGTTTACAGCTTTGGGCTATCCAAAGGCTTTAAGGTTTGAGGATTATGCTATAAGATATAGAAGACAGGATATAGCCGCTGCAATCATTGATAGGCCAGTTGAGTCGACATGGAGAGATGGATTTGAAGTGATTGAGTCGGAAGAAGCAGAAGATACGTTATTTGAGTTGCAATGGGCTGAGATGTATAACAGGTTTGGGTTGAATTCAATCTTTCAAAGATTAGACAGGCTCAGTTGTGTTGGAGAATTTGGGATTTTGCTTCTTGGCATTGATGATGTTAAATCGAATGAGGATTTTTCCAAGCCTGCAAACATTGGCAGAAGTAAATTTAATGGATCTAGCAATGGAAGTCTTCTTTATCTAAAGCCTTTAAGTCAAGGATCTGTCAGTATCCAAAGCGTCGATCTTAACCCTAACAGTCAACGATTCGGCTATCCAGAATTGTATAGCGTCATGTTGGATGGAAGCTCGTCTTCTTTAACTTCATTTGCAGGCTCGACTTCTTTGCTGGTTCATCATTCCAGAGTGCTTCATGTGGTCATGGGAACAGTTCTTGAAAGTGAATTGTTTTGTGCTCCAATTCTTGAGAAAACTTTTAACAGACTAATTGATTTGGAAAAGCTTGTGGGCGGCTCTGCTGAAATGTTTTGGAAAGGCGCCAGGCCTGGATATGTTGGAAAAGTCGATCCTGAGTTTCAGCTAACCGAGAAAGTTAGAGAAGAATTGAGGGAGCAGCTAGATGAGTTTGAACACAACCTTAGAAGATTCTTGATCAACGAAGGAATTGACATTGAATCTTTGGCGTCTCAGATTTCGGATCCATCAAGTCATGTCGATGTGCAGATTCAGATGATTTCTGCTGCAACTGGGATTCCGAAAAGAATTCTTACTGGAAGCGAAAGAGGAGAGCTTGCTTCCACGCAAGATTTGACAAGCTGGAACTCAGTTATCGTTTCCAGAAGAAAATTAGTAGAGCAAAGGATTATTCGTCCATTTGTCGATAGGATGATTGAGCTTTCGATTTTGCCTGAGCCTGAAACTGGAGATTACACGATTTCTTGGCCGGATTTGTGGGCGCAAAGCGAAGAAGAGCAAGCAAGAGTAGGACAAATTCGGACGCAAGCTTTGGCTGCATATGCTGCCGAGCCGATGGCTTCCAGCATCGTGCCGGAAGAAGCGTTTCTTGAATTTTTCCTTGGCTTGTCGAGAGAAGAGATTGATTATATTTTAACTTTGAAAGAAGAGGAGAAAAAGTCTTCCGATGTTGAAGATAAGTTAGTTGAAGAAAATCCTGGTGGCGATGTTGAAGAAGGCGGAGGTAATGAAAAGATTCAGTAAGCCAGACAGCAAAAAAGTTTGGTTGTACGCTGCTGTAAGGAAATCTGATCCTGCTAGGATTATTCCGCTTCAACGCATGTTTTTTAGGGATGCTTTGAGAAGGATAAACAATCTTGCGAATTCGATCTATGAGCTTGTTGCGAAGATGGATGTTTTTGGATTGTCTCCATCTTCCACTCAGATATTTACCTATCAACAAGCTTCATCTTCCAGGCCGAGAAGATTTGATAAGTATGTTTTCAGAACATCGAAGGATAAGATCGAAACTTTTATGCGGTGGCTTGATGAGCAACACAAAAATGGACTATTGGAGCTTGTGAAGCATCAACAATTGGGGTTTCCTGTTGAAGAGCCGTGGGCAAACATCTATGTTAAAAGAGCTTACGAAAAAGGAATTACTAGAGCAAGATCAGAGCTTAGGAAGATTCAGAGAGTTCCTGATTTGAGCAAGACCGGTGGGCTTGCTGCTGCTTTGCAGAATCCTTTTCACGTTGACAGATTGGGAGTTCTTTACACTAGAACGTTCGGAGAGCTAAAGGGAATCACATCTTCGTTGGATACTTTGTTGAGCAGAGTATTGACGGAAGGGATTGCAATGGGAATCAATCCTGTTCCGTTGGCTAGAAATTTAGTCAAAGCTGTAACTGGAGAAGGAGGTTCTCTTTCAATCGTCGACAAAATGGGAAGATTTATTCCGGCAAAGCGCAGAGCTTTGATACTAACAAGAACAGAAATTATGAGGGCTCATCATGCGGCGACAGTCCAGGAATATAGAAACTGGGGCGTTGAAGGTGTTGAAGTAAAAGCTGAGTGGTTTACCGCTGGAGACGATCGTGTTTGCGATCAATGCGCAAGATTGGAAGGAACAATTTATACTCTTGACGATATAGAGCCTTTGATCCCTTATCATCCTCAGTGCAGGTGTGTTGCAATTCCTGTAAGCCCTAAGAGAGCGGCGAGCAGAGGAAGAAAAAAGAAAGAAGCCGCTCCTGCTGGAGAGGCCGCTGGAGCCGTTTCTCCTGTTCAAAAGGTTGAGGAAAAAATTGTAGAGGAAACAGAAAGACAGAAGCTTCTAAGGATGAGCGGTGATGAGTTTGCACAAAAGGTAAATGAAACTCTTGATGCGTGTTATGCCGAAGCAGAGCAATTTGTCGAAGAATATCAAAAGATCGTTGATGAGATTAACAGGCTTGATCAGGAAATGCTTAGAATGGGAGAACGGCAGAGCGATTTGCAGTACGTGCAAATCCCAGATCTTGAGAGGAAGTTGGCTGCTGTTGTGGATCAGGCAGAGAAAGACAGAATTGCAAAGTTATTGGATTCGTTGAAAGAGGAGACAGAAGACATTGCTAAAAAGTTGGATGTCATGACTCAGCGGCAAAGTGATTTGTGGAGAAAGGAGCTAGAGTCCAGGAATGAGATAATGTCTGCTTATACGAAAGGCAGGAATGATTTTGTCGATCGTATGATAAAATTTGTAAACCCTGACGGAAGAGAAGGGAATGTTGGGACTATCAAATTTAGGGAAATCCCAGAGGTGCCGGACATTAGAGAGTTTTCTGAGTCACGCATGTTTAAGAAGGTAAAAGAAGACTTAGAAAGGCTTGGCTTGAGAGTCACGAAAGAGGACGTTGAAAGTCATTGGAAGATGGCCAGCGGCAATTTGAAGAGTGCTCTCAAAGAAGCTTATCCTGCTGAATTTGCCGAAACCGAGCCAAACCTTGATTGTTTCATTTGGTTGGATGGATTTGGCGGGCAGCGTATCAGAGATCATTACGTAATGCGTTATCATACAATGTTTGTAGACTATGAGGACGCAAAACTTGGATTTGTGTCAGGAAGAGCCAGTCCGGTATTTGAAAGCGTTATCCATGAGTACGGGCATCATATCGAATATCTCAGTCCGTCTGTAAATAAAGGATTATGCGAGTCTCTTTTTGAATATGGCAAGCAGATTTCTCCTACAGGGCAAGTCGAGATCAAGAAACTTTCAGAAGTGGCCCAGTCCGGATTCTTCAGAGAAGATGAAGTTTGTATTCCTGTTTTCGAGGAAGTTCCCTACGCTTCTAAAATTTACAATCAATATCATGAGCAATTATTGGGAAGAGATTACAGGCCGACTGAAATGCTATCGATGTTTTTCCAGACTTTGTTTAGCAGAACAGAGGGAATAAATTTGGCAGCCGATGCAAAACATGTCTCGACTTATGGGAAGATCATTAGGAAGGACAGGAAGTTTTTGTCTTTGGTTTGGGAGCAGTTTAAGCATTATTTGCAGTAATGAGGAATGGTAAAATGGATTCTGAAATCATCGTGGAAATGAGTGTCAGATTTGGAAGAATTTCCGGTTTGAAAATAGGAATCGACAGAAGTCTTAAACTTCACTTTCTTGGCGATGCATGGAAAAATATGGATAATCATACTTTGAGATCTTTGAAATCAATAATCGGTATTTGGCATAATAGAGCTATGAGCGGATTTGTTGTTGATGGGTCTGTAAAGAAATTTACTTACCGGTCTGCAATTGTAGAGGATCCTGTTTTTGTCGCGAAGCAAATGCAGTCTATGTCTGGAGGCATTTGCAAAATTGTCAAAGCTGATAAATTGAAGTTTAAGCATCCTGCTGGAGTTGAGGGAATTGATTATGTATTCTAAAATTTTTCATTGATTATTTTTGATGGATTTGTAAAATATCTTGCAAAAGGAGTCTGGAAATGCCTTATCCAAATTTTCACGCTTGCAGAATTCGAGATCCTGGAGATTTTGTGCAAGATAGTTTCAGGACTATCAGCAGAGAACATGAAGGAAAAAGTTATAGCATTATTGTTGGCAAACTTAAAGAAAGTGGCTCAATGGTGGAGCAAACGTATCGTTATCCAAAAGAGTCTTGGACAGAATCCGAAGCGAGAAGTCATTGCAAATCTCATGATGGGAAGCTCTTTGAGCCGGCTTCTTCGGAAAAGCAAAGCAAATACAAGTTGAGTACGGACGTTGAAGTAAACAGGCATTACTCTGTTAATGTCAGAGTTCTTGATGGCAAAAAGCATCTCGTCGTTCCCGTTGTCATGATGACAGAAGGAGTTCATGTTGGGAGTCATGGAGCCATCTATCATCCCGCTAATGAGCTTTCCAAATTCGCGTCTGCTTGGAATGGAATCCCTATCACGATCGGCCATCCTTTGACTCGGACTGGCAGCGCGAATGATCCGGAAATTTTAGAGTCATCTGTCGTTGGAAGAGTTTTCAATGTTGCTTTCAAGGACGGGGCCTTGAGAGGAGAAGCATGGATTGATGAAGAGAAAATTCTTAAAGTCAATCGTGATGTTTTAATGGCGATTAAACAGCTTAAGCCATTAGAAGTTAGTGTTGGAGTTTGGGCAGATGAAGAACCTATTCATGGTATTTGGGGAACGGAATCTTACGAAGCCATTGCTAAAAATTACAGGCCGGATCATTTGGCTATACTGTTTGATGAAAAAGGAGCTTGTTCGTGGGAAGATGGATGCGGAATAAGATTGAACAAGAAGGGAGGTGAGGATAAAATGCCAGAGTATGTTTTGGAGAATGCTCTATCTTACAAAGGGACAGAGTCAACATCATGGGACGCTCCAACTTTGGCAGACTTCGACGTTTCTAGTTCCAGATGGGAGGAGTTGTCACAGTCTGAAAGAGCAAAGGTGGCTTCATGTTTCTTGATTGGATCTGCTAACGCGGAAACATTTGGAGATTTGAAGCTTCCCGTCGTAAATCCTAAGACGGGAAAGTTAAATGAAAGAGCTTTGAGAGCAGTAATCAGCGGAAGAGGGGCTCAAGTAAAAGGAGTCAGCGAAGATGAATTGAAAAGAGCAAGAAGGAAAGCGTACGAACTATTGAACAAAGAATTTGACGCAGGTCTTGAAATTCCAGACAACCTTAGCAGAAACGAAGAGAAAGGAGAGCTTAAGATGAATGAAAAAGGATGTTGTCCAGAAAAGATTGATTTGATTGTCCAGGCAGATGTTGGATTTGGGGAGTCTGATAGGGAAGTGTTGTCTAGCATGGAAGAGAAGATTGTGAACAAACTTGTCGGGCTTGTCGAAAGGGTGATGAAGGCGGAATCCGAGGTCTCTAAACTTCAGAAGAACGCCGAGACCAAAAAGATGGAAGTTGAGAAAGAGTTGGAGGAATTGAAGAAGAAACTTTCCGATCCTTCTGCTATCATGAACAGTCTTCCTGTCGAGGTGCAAGAGCAAATCAATTATGGTGTCAAGCTGTACAAAGAACAGCGGCAGAAGATGATTGATCTGCTACTGAATGAAGCAAGAGATGTCTATACGAAAGAGGAACTGGAATCAAAACCGATGATCGAATTGGAAAAACTTACAAGGCTCATCAAGCCGTCTGGTAATTTCCTAGGGATGTGGAGTGGCAGCAAGCCTTTGAAAGCCGACAGTGTTTCTAAGGCTGAAAAGCTGCTTCCACTTTTTTCGGTTTCGAAAAAGTAGTCTTGATAAGGGAGGGAATTTGAAATGGCGAACACGGTCAAGATCAAAAAGTACAGCGATGTTGTGGTCGAATATCCTGCTGGAGGAACGATTACTCCAGGCCATCTTGTGCGATTGAATTCCAGTGGGCAAGTGGTTGTTCATGCTAGTTCCGCTGGCAAAGTTGTTCCCATTATGTTTGCTCTTGAAGACGAACTTCAAGGAAGGGACATCACGGACAACTATTCCAGCGGAGACAGAGTCCAAGTTTGGATTCCTGGAAGGGGCGATGTTGTCAATGCTATTCTTACAACCTCGCAGGCAGTGGCTGTTGGCGATTTTCTTGTCTCCAATGGAGACGGGACATTGAAGGAGCTTACTGGAGACACTGCGACCGTTTATGAGGATGCTACCGTTGTGGGAGTGGCGATTGAGGCTGTTACCACAACCTCTTCAACGGCTAGAATCAAGGTCATGATTATCTAACATATTTGGCTTGAAAGGAGGGATTCGAAATGTCTGAGAAAGTTAACGTTGATCTCGTTGGAAAAGATGGTGGTGTTGGAGACGTTGCCGCGAAATTGCTGTCTATGGGAAAGCTTGATCCTGGAAGAATGCGGCCATATATTGCGTCGGACGGGAAGAGTTATGTTACCATCTACAAAGGAGGCGATCCAACAAAAGAAGAATCTTATGATGTTGTGGAAGTCCAGACAAACGCGACTTTGCGAAGGGATGAATGGAAGCAGTTGGACGAAGCTGTATTGAGAGTCGCGGAGCAAAGGCTTGTTGGTATTCAAGACTTGGTGAATCGAAATCTGGTGTTTAATCTTGGAAATGCAATGGGGACCACTGTCCTTGAATACCATTCCTTGAGTGACGCTTTGGAGGCCGAACTCACGATGGACGGAGTTACCAGAGCGAAAGGTGATCGGCCTCTCTACAGCACCTCTTACTTGCCTCTGCCGATTATTCACGTTGATTATGAAATCAATGCGAGAGTTCTTGCAGCGAGTCGAAATCTTGGAAATCCGCTTGATACGACAATGGCTGAAAGGGCCGCAAGAAAAGTGTCCGAGAAGTTGGAAGCGATGCTTTTCACGGACACGACTTATACCTTTGGCGGAGGTACGATTTATAGTTATCTGAACCATCCTTCTGTCATTCCGGCAACTCTTGCCACTAGTTGGGCGGACTCCAGCATCACTGGAGAGGACATTATCAATGACGTCCTTGCCATGAAGCAGCTAAGCATTAACAATCTGCATTATGGGCCGTGGGTCTTGTATGTGCCGACTGCTTACGAGACCGTGCTTGACGCTGATTACAATGCTACCGCCAAGGTGACGATTAGGGAGCGCGTTCTTAAAATCGCTGGAATTGAGGCCGTTCAAGTTGCGGACATGTTGCCGGCCGATCATGTTTTGCTGGTCCAAATGACCTCTGATGTTGTTAGGCTTGTCAGAGGAATGCCAATCCAGAATGTTGAATGGTCCACAGAAGGAAATATGGTGACAAAGTTTAAGGTCTTGACTATTCAGGTCCCGCAAATTCGCGCAGACTATAATAGCAAGACCGGAATCGTTCTTTTGTCTTAATTTGCAATGCTTCGGTTTGATGGCTAATCAAGCTAAAGATTTTTAACCATGACAGTTGGAGCGGAAGCATTATGAGTGCGGTAAAAAAATTGATTGAGGAGTCGGAAGTCAGATGCGCTTGGATTTTTGGTGGCGGTCCTTCGTTGCCAGTGCAGTTTGGAGTTCCTCAATCTCTTGTTGAGTCGGTGCATTTTTGTGAAGCGCCTTTATCTTCCTACACGCCTTACTTTGCAAGTGTCTTTGATAGTTTATATGGAGCGATGAGAGACAAGTTTGATGCTGACAGTCCTCCTCACAAGAGAAAATGGATTGTGTTAGGCGTCAACAATGCATATTTATTAGGCTTGGAAGATTTGGGAAAGCCTTTCGTTCATGGAATGTTTTTCGGAGATCGGTCTTGGTACAAATGCCATTCAAATTTTCTTTCGTCAGTTCCGTCCAATTTTCTCTTGATGAGTTGCGCGAAGATGTTTGATTCGAGAATTGTAAAAGAGGAAGATCGTCGTATTTACTATTTTCCCAGGTCGGACAAAATTTGTGGTATTTCGGACTGCATTGGAGAGATCTGTTGGAACTACAATAGTGGAGGGGCCACGATTGATGTTGCTTATCAATTAGGGGCAAAGGTGATTTGTTTGTTTGGCTTCGACATGCGGGACTGCGTGGATGGATTGCGAGTATCACATTGGCATCCAGCACATACAAATTGGAGCGTCGAAAGAAAACGTCCTTACTCAAATTATATCAATGCTTTGTCTTTGATTGCCAAGGACGCCGTCAAAAAGAAAGTTAAAATTTATGTTGTTGACAGATTTGGGCATAGCAAACTTTTAGACTTCTTCGATCGGATTTCAATCGGAAACGCTTGTGACATTGCCTTGGATTCAGTGATGTTGGAGAAAAATTGAAATGCACGAAGAAAGATTTTTGACGATGCAAACAAGTGCCAGTATTGAAAAAGAGCGAAATAATCATGAAGGGCTTCGTTGTGTTTGCGGGAATGATGGCATTGGCAGTAATGAAAAAAAGAATGGTGTTCCCATTGTCTCTTGTTCGAAATGCGGAGTTCTGAGGCAGGATTGTTTGCCATTCAAAAGTAAAAAAGAATGGGAGGACTTTTATCGCTTTAAGTACGTTGCAGGATCCATTCATACTTA